CAGGCGAGTCCTAGGCCAACGCCGAGCCGAGCAAGTAGACGTTCTCTATCTGGACTACGAAATGACAGAAGCCGACCTGCTCGAGCGACTTGGCGAACTCGGCTACGGACCCGACGACGACCTCTCACGGCTGCACTATGCGCTTCTGCCATCACTGCCACCGCTCGACACCAGAGAAGGTGCCAACGCCATCCTCGGCCTTGTTGACAAGACCGGAGCGCAGCTCGCAATCATCGACACCTTCGGTCGTGCCGTCGAAGGTGACGAAGACTCAGCTGACACCGTGCGCGCGTTCTACCGGCACACAGGACTCGCCCTGAAGGCCAAGGGCGTCACCTACTTACGCACCGACCATTCAGGCAAAGACACCAGCAAAGGCCAGCGAGGATCATCAGCCAAGAACGACGACGTCGACCTGGTCTGGCGACTCACCCGCACCGACACCAAAGAAGGCGAAGGCGTGCGCCTCGAGCGCACACACTCACGCATCTCATGGGTGCCTCAAGAAATCAAGATTCAACGCATCACCACCGACGACGGCTACTCCTACGAGATCGACCGCAACGCCGCCACCTACCCCGACGGCACTGCTCAGAACATGGAACTGCTCAAGGCCGCTGGCGTAGTTGCTAGCGACTCACAGAACCATGCGGTCGCTTTGATGAAAGGAACCCTGTCCCGTCGCCTGGTCTGCCAAGCCCTCAAGATGCTCAAAGACACGGCCGACAACCGATCAATCCTCGACGACCTCATCGCCCCGCAACCGCGCCGGCGCGGTGAAAACGAGGGTGGCGCGGTAGCGCGCCAGCAAAAAGGTGGCGCGGTAGCCCCTGAAAGTGGCGCGGTTGGCGCGGTCAAGGGAGACAAGGGATCGCAGACTGGCGCGGTTGACACCCCAAGTGGCGCACCTGACAGCGAGTCCAAGTGGCGCGGTGCGCCCGACGTAGTCGGCGCAGTGCGGCAGGACCAGCCAGAAGAACAAGAACAAGACCCCGACGATGACCCCCATCCCGACCTACCTGATCTGATCTAGGAGACCCACATGTCACGCACCAACGCCGCAGACCTCCGACGCCAACACGTTGAGATCATCGCTCGACTGACCGCCATGCAAGATCACCTCGCCACTTGCGTGGCCAACCTGCGAGATGCTCAGCCTGGCTACCCAACGGCGACCGGTGGTGGGGGAGCGCCACGCCTCGACGCTGCTGGCAATCCACCAGGGCTTGATCGCTACCTCAGCCAGCCCGACCCAGCAGCGCAAGAGATGCGCCTGCTCGTCACGCTTACAAAGCAGATGCTGACCAGCGCATCGCAGCTGCACGACATCGTTGCTCGATGGGGAGACGGCTCAGCCTCACCGCACGAAGGCGGCATCGCACCACGCCGAACTGGCAGCGGTGGTGACTGCGTGGTGTGTGGCACCTATTGCTCAGGAGCTCACAACGATCGACTGCGCGCTGGTCTGTGCAATCCATGCCGCGTGCACTGGCAGCGATGGAACGTGGCGAACAACGGCGACCGCGGCGAGTGGATGCTGGAGCGTCGGCGCGCGCTGCTCAGCGTTGACGACGTAGGGGTTGCGTGATGGGCACATGGGCACACGCGCGATGCCAACGCACCACTGCAACTGTTTGCCACGCCCACGTATGCGCAGGTATCATGTGCGTCAACTAGGCGTCGACCGCACGAGCGGCGACGCCTTTGTCGTACACACCCAAGGTGGCAGCAATGGCCAAGCCTTGCCTCGACTGTGGTGCGATCGCCAACAGCACACGCTGCAGGCGATGCACATCCACACGCAACATCGCACGTCATGCCGCCCGCCCCCAATACCAGGGCGACTACAAGACGAGACGAGCTGCGCTTCGACGTGAAGCACAAGCGGCAGGTACCCCCTGCTGGCTGTGCGGTCAGCCGATCGACTACCTCGCTGACTATCGACAACCACTCTCCCTACACGCCGACCACCTGCACCCCGGCGACCCATCCTCGCCTTTGATGCCATCTCACAAAAGATGCAACGAACAAAGAGCGATGCATAAACATTCAAACGCAAACTGATTTTTCTGAAATTGGTTTGTTAGCAGCGCCCGCCGATAGACACGAAAAAATGTGTGCATCGTCCCAAGCCTGCGTATTTATGCAAAAACGATCTTGGTTTTAATTGAAACCAAATTAAAAATGAACCGGGCACCGCTGAAACGGCCCCGGTTCTGGTCAACACGATTGGACCGTGCCGACATGATTGATTCTAAGCGATTGGCTTCAAGCTGTCTCGTTTGCGCTGCGCCGGTGACGCAACCTCAAAGAGGTCGACCATCAAAATACTGCAGTCGAGCTTGTCGAGATAGAGCCACAACATTGAGAAAGCAGGCTCTTCAAGATCGAAGTGATCGGGAGTGTCAATGGTGCTTTCAGGTGTTTCCGTTTGCCGCTCGCAAACGCTTTTGTTCAAACACTTGTGCACAACTCATGTTGGTGCATGTCAAAGTTTATCGAGCGCCCGATCGCTGCCACCTCCCCGTTTGCGTTGATTGTCGCAATACATACAGCGCCAAAGGCGTCTTAGTTGTGAATCGTCGCTATCGCTGCGAAGATTGCGCTGCGACCTGTAAGCGTGAATCAAACAACGCTGCATGGAAAAAGAAAAACGCCTTGCGCCGCTCTGCGTTTGCTACCGGCGAAAAGATCAACACAATTGAAATCGCCGAACGTGATGGCTGGCTTTGCCACCTGTGTGACGAACCGATTGACCCCGAGCTCCGAGCGCCGCATCCTGGCTCGTTGACGCTTGACCACCTAGTTCCTTTGAACCCTCGACTTGGCGAACCTGCTGGCACTCACACTGTCGACAACGTCAAGGTTGCTCATTGGGGATGCAACTCACGCCGACAGAACCGGCCACTAAGCATTGCGAGTTGACCTATGCCCGCTTCCTACCCCAAGCCTGATGGGCAAAAAGTAACTCGACATGCCCCCACTTTTCAATGGATAACTCTTCCTGCGGAAGGTCGACAAGGCACAGCGCCGACGCTGCCAAAGATTCGCCTTTGGTCTGCTGCGACAAAAGCAGCATGGAAGTTGTTGTGGTCTTCACCGCAAGCGACTCAGTGGGATCAAACGGGGCGCACGTTGCATGCGTGGGCCGCTCTCCATCACGACCTTGTTGAAGGCGAGCGTGCCGTTGCTGGCGTCGCCGCTGAGATGCGCAACATTGAAGATCGTCATGGCCTCAACCCGAAGGCGATGCTGCAGCTGCGCTGGCGCATTGCCGAATCAGAACCCGAAGAGGTTGCACCGAAGCGCGCAAGTGCTGAGGCTCGCCGCCGCTTCAAGGTGGTAGATCCGAATGCCGTGGAAAGGGCCTGACGAAAACTTCGCTTTTCCCACATTGTTTGGCGACATCGCCGATGGGATTGAAAAGTACCTGTCAGTGCCTGGCGGAATTTTTGCCGGCGAACCACTGCAGCTCGCTGAGTGGCAATGGGAGTTCGGCTGCAAGCTCTACCGCATTGATCCAGAGACCGGTCGCTTCGCTTATCGACGCGCCGCCGCTTCAATGCCTAAGGGAATGGGCAAGAGCCCATTCCTTGCTGCGCTGGCGTTTGCCGAATTGTGTCTTGACACCGTCTTTGATGGTTGGGACGCCGAAGGCAACCCGGTTGGCAAACCTCGCAATGCTCCGTGGGTGCAGATCGCTGCCGTGTCTGAAGATCAGACCGACAACTGCTACATCCAATTAGTTGACATGCTTCGAGATTCCGAAGCCGTTGAAGAACTAGGTCTTGACGTTGGCCTGACTCGCACGTTTTTGCGCGGTCGCTCTGGTCGAATCGAACCAGTGACTGCTTCGTCAGGTTCTCGTGAAGGTCAGCCTGTCACGTTCGCAGTGCTGGAAGAGACGCAGTATTGGCGTCCTGGCAACGGTGGCGTTGATCTTGCCGCAACGATTCGACGCAACATCGCAAAGACTGATGGGCGCAGCGTCGAAGTTACCAACGCCTACCGCAAAGGTGACGACTCGGTCGCCGAGGCAACGCATCACGCCGCTGCCAAAAACGCTCTTGGTTTGCTGTATTCCGAGCGCCGTGGGCCTTGGGTTGACGATCTCCACGACGCAGCTGCAGTGCGCGACGCACTCGCCGTTGCTTATGACTCGTGCACTTGGGTCGATCTTGACCGCATCACCGAAGAATGCTCAGACCCATCAACCACAGCCGACGATGCCCGCCGCTTCTATCTTGGCTGGCCATCCGAAGCGCCTGAGGATTCGTGGATCACTCCCGGTCAATGGGAAGGCTGCCGCACTGTTGGCGGTCGGCTTGATTACGACTTGCCCGTTTTCATCGGCATTGACGTTGCACTCAAGCACGACACCACCGCAGTCGTCGTCGTCCAAGACCAGGGCGCACGCATCTTCGCCGAAGCTCGTATCTGGACGCCGACGCCAACACAGGTGCTTGACCTGCAAGCAGTTGAAGCGCACTTGCGCATCCTTGCTGGTCGGTACTCAATTACCGAAGTTGTCTACGACCCGCGGTTCTTTGAACGCTCAGCACAAGCCCTTTCAGATGAGGGTTTGCCAATGGTCGAGTTCCCACAGAATCACGCGCGCATGGTGCCTGCATGTGGCACCGCATACGAAGTCATCGCCACAGGCCGCTTGGCTCACGATGGCGACCAGACCTTTACCGACCAAATGCTGGCCGCTGCCCCTGTTGCAACTGAGACCGGTTGGCGCCTTTCAAAAGGTCGAAGCCGTCGAAAGATTGACGCTGCCATCGCATTGTCAATGGCGCTTGATCGAGTAACTCGAAAGCCAGAAGAAGTAACAGACCCGGCTTCCCAAATCTTCTAACCCTCACCCTCGAAAGGTGGCAGCGATGATTCGTCGCGCGCAAATCATCTCCACCGTTCTTGAACTAATCGGCATGGCAGCGGTGATCGCAGGGTCCGCTCTCATTTTCTGGCCAGCAGCACTGATCGTCGGCGGCATCTGCCTCTGCGTGATTGGCTATTCCGCTGGCGTTGACTCGGAGGCTTCGTGAGTATCCTGCGTGGCCTTTCGGCCGAACGACGCTCTAGCGGTGGAACAGGTGTGCTGCTTTCACAAGCCGCGATCCCGCCGCCTGGGTTCTATTACCCAACAGACAGCGGCGAGACAGTCAACACCGACTCGGCCATGCGTCTCGCTGCAGTGTGGGCGTGTGTCAATCTGCTCACCGACATCACCGCACCGCTTGCATGGCATGCGTTTCGTGACATGCCAGACGGCGTTGCTGTACAGATTCCCGACCACCCGCTCCTGGTCAATCCTTCAAACGAACCATCGCTGAGCGCTGCCGACTGGCGCGCGCAGGTGATGCGTTCACTGTTGCTTCGTGGAAACGCTTACGGCCTCATCAAAAAGACCGGCGCGTTCGGCGAACCAACACAGATTCAAATCATCCACCCTGACTACGTCAGCGTCGTGCGCCTCGGCCCTCTTGGCCCGTTTGAGTTTCGTGTGCTCGGTGAGCGCAAAGATCTTTGGCAGGCAGGCGGCGACCTTTGGCACGTTCCGGCCTACACCGTGCCTGGTACGCCAGTCGGTCTCAGCCCGATCGACTACGCTCGACAGCAGATCGGCCTCGGCCTCGCATCTGAAGCGTTCGGTGCAAAGTGGTTCGGCGATGGCGCAGTGCCATCAGCAGTGCTCTCCACCGATCAGCAGCTCACAGGCGAACAAGCCAACGTGATGAAGCAACGCTGGAACGAAGCCATCCACGGCAACCGTTCCGTTGCCGTGCTTGGCGCTGGACTGGACTTCACACCGATCACCGTCAGCCCTGACGAATCACAGTTCATTGAAACCTCACGCCTCAACGCCACAGCCATCGCACGCATCTTCGGAGTTCCTCCCGAGATGATCGGCGCAGACGGCGGCACAACGAACACCTACATCAACGTCGAATCAAAGATGGCGCATCTGTTGGTACTATCTGCTCGACCGTGGATCGTTCGCATAGAGCACGCACTTTCGGCGCTACTGCGCACCTCAGTCAACGTCCGTGCCAACACCGACGAGCTGCTGCGCACTGACGCCAAGACGCGCGTCGACATTCAGACTCAGCGCTTGCGCATGGGTGTGCGTTCAGTCGACGAGATTCGTGCCGAAGACAACCTGCCACCGCTGCCAAACGGCGACGGCCAGCAGTACCTCTGGCCACCGTTCGCAGCAAAGATCGACGCCACCGAACCCATCTCCGAACCAACAGCACCCGATTCAGTG